GTTTTGAGACAATCGCTGGTGGTGGCAACATTGTGCGCGTCACCATCCCAGTACGTGTTATTGGCAGTGGCACCGCAGCCCAAAATGTGCTGGAAAACATCCTGAGCATCGTGGCTACCGTGCTTGGCTCAACCGTTGTCATCATGGCAGGCCAGCCGTCATCACTTGAAATTGGTGGCGCTACCTACCCTGCCTATGATCTGCAAATGGCTATGCAGGCACAGAAGCAATGACATACCCAACTGCAGTAGTATTATCTGCTAGAACTAATAACAGATACGGAACCCGGCACCGTTTGACACAGGAGAACCAACGTGGCCACAAGCACTTACCTCACTAACCCAACCGTAAACCTTGCGCCTACCACTGGTGGTGCAGCTGTTGATTTGACTGACCAGTGCCGTAGCGCCACTATCACACTTGGCGTGGACAGTCTCGAAAGCACTGCTTTTGGTGACACTGGCCATCGTTTTGTGCCAGGCTTGCAGACCGTATCGGTAGAGCTTGAAATGTATCTGTCGTATGGCACTAGCGAGGTTGAAGCCACGTTGTTTGCCAATCTGGGCACAGGCACTACACAGTTAGTCATCTCGCCATCAGGCACAACAGAGTCAGCGTCTAACCCTGAGTTCACAATCATCAATATGCAGCTCGTGGACTACACACCTATTACTGGCGCTGTAGGCGAACTGTCAATGATTACCGCGTCATTTATTGGCGGCACATACGCCCGAGACATCACAACCCCTTAACTAAAGGAACCCGACATGAAACTAACTCTTTTAGTGGATGCTGGCGAAGGCCCGTACCAAGTGCAAACCAGTCTGTACGTCATTGTGCAGTGGGAGCGCAAATACAAACGCAAGTCCAGCACCATAGGCGAGCAAGGCATAAGCATTGAGGACTTGGCGTTTATGGCGTACGAGTCATCCAAAGTCGCTGGCATCACAGTGCCCGTAGTGCTCGATGACTTTATTAAACGGCTAGTGACTTTGGAAGTGGTGGATAATGATCCGGCAAACCCTACCCAAGCGGAACCTACCGCCATTCCCTAGCCAGTCTTTTAGTAGCCACAGGCTGGTGGCCACCTGCTGTAGAGTTTGATATTGCTGATCTAAACACCACAGTGAAGCTGTTAAACGAAAGCCGAAAGCGATGAGCCTAGAAACAAGCGCCGAAATTACAGGCCTGAAACAGGCACTGTCAGAGCTCAGCAAGTTAGACAAGTCAGCGCGTTTTAAGGCTGCCGCAAAGATTAAGGCCAGTAGCCCGGCAATGCTTGAGGAAGGCCGTAAGCAGTTTCCGTCAGAGATTGGCGTAAGCATGATTCGTGGCTGGGGCAACAAAGGCAGGCTGGGCTACAACAAAACGGCTGTGGACAAAGGTGTGCAAATCATGGTAGGTGGCCGTGCACGTGGTCAAGGCATCACACCGCTAGTTACTTTGGTGCAAAAGAACGCAGCTGGCGCAATGTTCAGCCAGGCAGGCTCTAAAAACAACAGCGACTTTTCACGGCTGCTTACTAACACTTTTGGCAGGCCCCAGCGCGGCTTGTGGCGCTCACGTGCTTTTATTGCAGAGCAAGGCACAGCTGACATTATGAAAGCCGTTGATGAAGTTATCGCTGACGCTAATCGAGCACTACAAGCAAGGACATCTGGCTAATGGCTATTTACCTACCAATCGTTACGCAATTTAATCCGAAGGGATTGAAGGAAGCTGAAAAGGGCTTTAAGGATTTAGAAGGCGCGCAAGCCAAAGCAAAATATGCGTTAGGCAAAGCCAACAAATACGCAGCTGTAGCGCTTGGTGGTTTAGTTGCTGGCCTTGGTGATGCTGTCAAGGGTGCTATGGAAGATGAGCAAGCCCAAGCCATGTTGGCGCGTCAGCTACAAAAAACCACTGCAGCTACCGATGCACAGATCGCTGGTGTTGAGGCATACATAACTCAGCAGGGCAAACTTAAAGGCGTAACGGATGACGAGCTTCGCCCGGCAATGGCTGGGCTGGTACGCGCCACTATGGACATTGACGAAGCGCAAAAAGCCGCCAACTTGTCTATGGACATTGCAGCTGCTAAAGGCATGAGCCTTGAAACAGTAACTAAGGCTATGGAAAAGGCATATGGCGGCAACATGACCGCCCTAGCAAAACTGTCACCAGAGCTACGCCAGATGATTAAAGACGGCGCAAGCATGGAAGAAGTCATGGCTGAAATGGCTGTTACTTTTGGTGGTGCCGCTACTGACTCTGCTAACACTGCTGCAGGCTCGATGAAGCGCTTAGGCGTTGCTCTTGGTGAAGCCAAAGAAGGTGTGGGCGCTGCACTGTTGCCGATACTTGAAAAGGCTCTGCCGGTTTTGCAATCGTTCGCCACGTGGGCACAAGACAACCCAACACTAATCACGGCTGTGGCTGTCGCTTTCGGTGCTTTAGCAGCTGCAGTTGTTTTGGTTAATGCGGCCATGGCCCTTAACCCTGCAGTACTAATCACGGCTGGCATTGTTGCCTTAGGCGTTGCACTTGTTACGGCCTATAAAAAGTTTGACACTTTCCGCGCTGTAGTTAATGCTGTTGTTAATCAGGTGGCGCGTAATTTTGAGTTTATGGCTAACGCTTTTATCACAATGATTAACGTAGTTATTAAAGGCATCAACCTGATTAAGCCAGGCAAAGACATTGGCTCACTCGGGCAAATTAGCCTTGGCCGTTTAGGTGGTGAAGGTAGTGCAGCTGGTGGCGCTAACCCTGCAGGGCTTGACTATAAAGCAATGGCTACCGGTGGCATTGTCACTAGCCCTACTTTTGCCCTTATTGGCGAGGCTGGCCCTGAGGCTGTTATTCCATTGTCCAAAATGGGCGGTATGGGCGGCGGCGTAACTATCAACGTCAATGGCGGCGACCCACAATCAGTAGTTAATGCCCTACGCACTTATATGCGTCAAAACGGCTCTGTACCTATTGCGGTGAGCAACATCTACTAATGGCTATTCAGACTTACACAGTTTCGTACAGCACAGACAATGTGACTTACACGGCGCTGACTAATGTGCAAAGCATTACTGTAAACATTGGCCGTCGTGAACAGTTAAGCCAGTACAGCGCTTCTACTGCTTCTGTGTCTTTGCGCTACCCCACAGGTTTTGCATCGCCAATTGCTTCTCTAGTTACTGGCACATTTATAAAGATTGTCAATACAACATCAGGCAAAAACACCCTCATAGGAACTATTAACAATGTCTCAGCTAAGTACGGCATCCCCTATGTAGGCGGTGTCGGCAACGCTGACTTTCTAGACTTTTCGGTTGAATGTTCCTTTGCTCGATTGGGTCGTGCACAAGGTGGTGGCTACGCAATGGGCGCTGCTGTTTTTGCTTCACAGTTGATTACGGCCTCAATACAATCAGGCGTAAACATGACGTACAGCCTGGCATCTAGCCCTGACATGGCTGGCACAACCGTGTCGGGCACTTGGGGCGACTGGCTCAACAGATCACTGATGACAACTAACTCACGCATGATTGACGCACAAACTACAGGTGTGCTTGTGGTGTCACCTTTTGACTACACAGTCTCGGCGGTCAATTTTAGTGACACAGCGAACAATGCCACTAATCAGGTGTACGACCAGATCGACTTCACCAGCCTTGCGGACAACTACTACACACAGGTAACGGTAGACCCTGAAAGTTATGCAGCTCAGACGGTCACACAGGCTGGCGCGGTTAAGCCGTACCGGACATTACAAACCAACACTTTTAACGCCTCGACTAGCCAGGCCACAGACTTTGCTAATTATCTGCTCGGGGCTTATGGTGGGCAGACTTTTGCTATTGGCTCGTTTTCGTGTTCTGCTGAGGCTCAAAACACTTTCAAGCTTGACCAGATTGGCTCGGGCGCTTCTAGTGGGGCTTCGTCTGTAATTGGGGCCCAGGTGTCTGTGGCGTTTCGTGGCACAACTTTTCAGTGCATTGTTGAGGGTGTCACTATTTCGGCTACG